TTGCGCCGCCTGCGGGGCCTCCTGCTGCAGACGCACAACGGTGCTTTCCAAGGCATGGCGCAGGGCGGCCGGGGGCGGCAGTTCACGCTGCGCCATGGCGCAATCGCGAAAATAGGTCTGAATCATCGTCAGCACCGGCGTCAGCTGCCGGCGCAGGGGGCCGCTTGGGCGCAGCTCGCGCAATTCCAGCAAGCGAAAGCAGACCCGCAGCTCGCGGGTGACATCGTTCAGCGCCAGGCCCTGGTCTGCGAGTTGTGTCAGTCGAGGCAGCAGCTGAGCGATACGATCGACGAACGCCGATGCGCTGGCGACCGTATTGGCGCCGCGGCTCAGGTCCGCGAGCTGCGCCAGATTCTGCCAGCCGTGGCGTACCAGCCGACGCGCGGCCCAGAGCGTGCCGAACGGACGGGTCAACCGCGCCCAGACCAGGGCGAACACGACGCCCAAGGCAGTGGACAGGGCAATATCGGCGAACAGTTGAAAATCCGCCTGGTACGCACTCTGGATGGTGATGCTGGAGATCGTCTGGACCGCCACCAGTATCACCGTTCCGGCATGCTGCGGACGACCGGCGAGCGTACCGAGCAGCAGCAACGGCCCGGCGAGCAGCGTGGCCAGGCTGCCGAAGTCGTGCACGTTGGGCATCAGCGCGAACAGGTAGATGCCGGCGGCGCTGATTGAGACCAGTGTGGCGGCAAGGAACGACCTGATGAATGGCGCCGGGTTGTCCTGACTGGCGAAGAAGCAACCCGCCACGGCGGCAATGAACACGCCGCTGTAGCCGTGCTGCCAGCCGGAAACGAACCACAGGATGCTCAGGCAGAACACCGACAGCGCCACGGAAGCAGCGGTGAACCCCTGCAGGCCGTAATCATGATGGCGCCGGCCGCCGGCCAGCTGCTGGGCGTGATAGCGCAGCGCCGGGAGCCTGTCGGCACGCTCGTCGGCAAACTGCTGCCGCAGCGCCAGGCAGTCCTGCCAGAGGTCGAGCAGCGCGCGCAGTTGGCGCAAGGCGCTGTCGATGGCCAGCGCCTGTGCCGGATGGGCCGCACTCAGCCACGTGCCTAGCTGCAGGCTGCGCTCACGCAACTGGTCGGCGTCGCTGGATGGCGCATCGCCCTGAATCCAGCGATCCACCGTCTGCAGGTATTCCTCCAGCTCCGGCAGCAGGCCGTGTGGCTCCCGCTGCAACCGGTGCAGCGAGTCCGCGGTGGAAATCAGCTGCGGCATCAGCATGGCCATGCGTGCACGGAATTCACGGGCCTGGACGGTCGAGCTGTAGCTGCGGCTGTCGTAGTCGAGGTGCGTGAGCATGCCGTCCAGACCCATGACGTCTACCAGCAGCGCGTTAAGCGCCCGCTGGTCGGCTTCGCCCAGATGCCGCGTGTTGAGCATGCGGCTGGCCGCGGCTCGGCCGTCGCTCAGCAGCGCGTCCATCTTTACACTCAGCGTCGGCGCGATACGGCTGGGAAACAGCACTGAATTGACGACACTGGCACAAACGATCCCGAGCAAGATTTCCTCGGAGCGTGCGAGCGCGACATCGAAGATGGTCGCGGGATGATTGACCTCGGCCAGGCTGATCAGCGGCACCGTGTAGGCCGCCAGCAGAAAGATGTAGCTGCGCGGCGAGCGATCCAGCAGCGACAGGTAGAGCAGGCCGCCGATCCAAAGCGACATCGTCAGGCTCAGCATGATCGGCTGCTGGGCAAAGGCTGGCAGCAGCACGACCGACGCGGCGGCGCCGAGCAGTGTGCCCAGGGCTCGGTAGATCCCCTTCGAGCGTGTCGCGCCGGACAACGGGTGCGACACGACATATACGGAGGCCATCGCCCAGTACGGGTTTTCCAGGGGTATCGCCAGTGCGATGTACAGCGCCATCAGGGCGGCAATCAGCGCCTTGGCCGAGAACAGCCATTCGCGCCAGGTTGGCATGGTCATAGGCGTATTGTTCGAGAGGCGTGGGCCAAGGGCGGGAGAGGGCGGCCGGCACGCGTTGACGTGACATTTAACGACATCCACATGTGACAAATTGAACAAGCAACAGGACAATCAGCGCACTTTCGTTGTTTCGAGTTCTGGGCCGCCCATGAGCAGACGCATTCCCAATTACGCGCTGTACGGCCAGGCCGCGTTGCCGGCGTGGCAGGATCTGCTGCATCTGGAGTGGATCAGTGACCGCGGCGACATGCATCAGCGCGAAATCCGGCCCCATCAGCACGATGCGTTGCTGCAGGTCGTCTATGTGCGCAACGGCCAGGGCGAGGTATCGCTGGAGAACAGTCGCATGGCGTTCCATGCGCCGTGCCTGATCCTGCTGCCGCAACGCACCGTGCATGCGTTTCGCTATAGCGCGGAGACCGATGGTCCAGTCATCACGGCAGCGCAACGGCCGCTGGAGTCCATGGCACGTATTCTCTCCAGCGATCTGCTGGCAATGATGCAGCGTCCGGTGGTGATTCCCTTGCCCTGGATTGCGGATGGCACGGAACCCATCTGGCCACTGATTCAGCTGATTCAGAACGAAGCGCAAGGCCAGGAACGCGACAACGTGGCGGCCGGCCATGCCTTGCTGATCGCCTTGCTGGTACAGATCACACGGCTCAATCAGTCGACCCTGACCGCAAGGCCGGCCAACGGCAGACGCTCGGCATTGCTCGGTCAATTCCGCGAACTGATCGATCAGCACTTCAAACAGCATTGGCCGCTCGCGCTGTATGCCGAAGCGCTGGGCATCACGCCGGCCACGCTGGGCAGAGCCTGCCGCGAAGAACTCGGCGAATCGCCGACAGCCGTCATCAACGAACGCATCGTGCGCGAAGCACAACGACAGCTTGCATATACCGCATTGGACATCCAGCAGATCGCCCATGACCTGGGCTACGCCGACGCTGCGTATTTCAGCCGATTCTTCAGAAAGCAGGCTGGCCTCAAACCCAGCGAATTTCGCGCAGCATTCCGTGGACGAGCGTGAATGCAATCGAAGCGAGCGTGATCGGCGCGTCAACTGCAGGGTCGACGAGCGATAAAAGTGGCTGGCCGAGCACCTGCAGGAATATCATGTGAGTTCGCATAATGGGTAACGTTACGTTTAATCGGCTCCGGATAATGCTATAAGCTCCGGGGCCGATTTAATGTAACGTTGATTATGCGCTGCGCCGTCGATCTCGAATCCCATGTCATCAAGACCGCCGAACTCTACGCCCCAGGGCGCAAGGGTTCTGACGCTGTTTCGTGGATCCTCGACGACTACCCCCGGCTTGTTTCTGAGATCCGCGATCTGCGCCGCCGGGTAGCGCAGATTGATTCAGAGGCTCACGCCCTGGACGTTCGCCTAGCGGCGCTCCAAGAGGCTTGCCGGTCTATTCTTGATCTCTAGTTTTTAAGCCGACCATTTCGCGCAGTTTGTCCTCATCAGCCTGTAGTGCCGCTTCCTGCACGTTCATCGTGAGCGCTAGGTATTGCCACATAAGGTATACGCCGAACGACCACGCCTTTGCGGTTTCCGAGTTTGTGTCTGTAACCTTTTGGACTGTCCGCACCTGATCAAACGCTGCTTCGGTCAGTTTTCGGTAGCTCAGGCCTTTCGACGCTTTTTCGTTACGTTGCGTCAATAGCTTCTCCAGCTGCTCAACTCGCTTTTCTGCTGCTTTGCAGCGCTCCGCCAGCTCCTGGGCAATGGCAACTACTTCTTCGTATGGCACTGGGTGCTTGTCCGATTTTTCGTAACGTTGCGCTTTCTGTCGCTCCCTGTACGCTCGCTGTTTCTCGGCGGGCGTCATCGCCTTTCCGGTAGCAGGGCGCCCGCGCTTGCGCTTGGCTGGCTGCTCGTCCAGGGGGAGGGCTTGGGTTTGCTTGTCTGCTGGGTCGATCATGGCGAAGGGTCCGTTTCGTTGTCCGTGCTCTAATTATAGTAACGTTACCGTAAATGCACTAATTGCATGTTGCTATCGGACCCGCACGTACCATAGATATGGTAACGTTACCTTAATTCATCCTCGACCATGCCGCTTGCGGCATATTAGTCGCCTGCACGCCTTGGACTGATTGCATCGCCGTCACTGCGACGACACCCGCGCAGCGGCCTCAACCCAAGACAACGAAAAAGCCCCCGACGGCCTCAACGGCTCGCCAGGGGCTTTTCGCGTTCCTCGCTCTACTGTCCCGCCACAAACTCAACCCGCGCCCTGATTTGCCCAAACTAGGCCACTCCGAGCGCCTGCCCGGCAGTCTCCCAGGATCATCAGCACCGCCTCTGGCCAGGTCACGAAGTTGCTCGGTTTCAGCAGCGCTTTTCAGCTGGTCGGCGGTGGGGGTGCTGTAACACCCCCAATTTGGTATGGAATCCCATACTTTTACTCGGACAGTTCCTCCTGCTGAAACACCATCAGCAGCCCTTTAATTGCCCGCTTTACCTCTGCCTGATGTTGATCATCAAGCTCTGCTATCGCCCCGAATAGACGCCTCAGCTCTGCCTTTACAGACCGCTCGTCAGGCTCCATCAGGATTTCATCCGTTGAAACCCCAAGGCCTTTTGCTATTGCCCTGATCGGGACTGCGGTCGGTTGTGACTGTCCGTTCTCGTATTTCCGGTAGCTGCCAATCGGAACACCACATATGGACGCTGCCTCTTCCACTGTTAAGCCCTTGTTTTCCCGCGCCTTTCGTATGTTGTTGGCGACTGACATGTCCGTCTGACTCTGAGTGTTTTCGGTGTCCATGGATGCTAACCCCTGCGTTTTTGGCGTCCGCCATATATGGTCATTCTACAGACCGCATCCGGCTTGACGCATTCAAACCATATGCGGTAGCTTTGCGACCCATATGTGGGCCTTGACGGATTTCAGGCATGTCTTCAGCAGATCAACAGTCACGGATGTTCATCGACTACCTATCGGTAGAGCAGGTGTACCCGTTCGATCTGCCGAAAGTCGCCGATATCACCATCGAGCGCTATTGCGCCCGAACTGGTGAGCGTCTCAGCGTCACCCAGCCGGGCTGGAAGCATGAAGGCTCCTATACAACCTCGATCAACATCCGTGTCGACGGTCGCAAGCTGATCGTCCAGGGCAACCCCAGCGCGGTTGATCGCTTGGACAACCTGTTCGGGTTTCGCACCGTTGAACAGTGCGTAGCGGTCTACAACCGAATCCTTGCTGAGTACGGCCTGCCAGCGCTTACGCGCTGCACCCGCATCGACTTCATGCAGGCTGAGACCTCCCGAGTCGTCAGCCGCAAGCTCACCGGTAAGGCCTCGGCCGTGAAGGAAGCCGAAAGGGAAGGGGATGAGGGCGCCTGGATCAAGACCGTTGAGAAGGCGCACAAACACACCACCATCGGCGATGGCATGCGCATCACGCGCATCGACCTGACCACGAATCGCGCAGTAGGGAAGGGCAACGAGCTCCAGTACGTCGCCTCCCTCAGCACCCAGCGGGCCGGCTACAAGGTCGGCAAGCTTTACGAAGACGGTTGCACCGTCGACTGGCTCGCTCGCGACCAGTACCGCAAGGCCTACATCAAGGCCAAAGCGATTCTCAAGTTCCTGCTCCCCAAGGCTCGCAAAAACTTCGGCGATGATTCCGCCGAGGTTCAGTACCTCCGCGACCTGATTGCCTACTGCGAAGAGCACGGCGTCGTTCGGATGGAGCAAGAGCTAAAGCGTGAATACCTGCTGCGAGAAGGCCTCGCGTGGTGGGGCATGTTCGATGAGGCCCGCTTCCAGACCATACATGACGCATTTCTGAAGATAGACGACCGACTGAAGGTAACGGCTATGGACTTTGAAACCATCGCGGATCACCTCGTTTCCGAGAAGATCGTGACCAGCACCAAGGCGGCATATACCACCGCCCAATACGCAATGCTCTGGATGACAGGCAAGGCCAAGTTCGACTTCGAGAAGTCGTCGGTCAAGACCCACCGCGCCCGCCTGCGCCGTATCGGCATCGATATCGCCAACCCGTGCGATGCACTCAAAGTCCGCCCAATCGTCCACACCGCCAGCCGTGAAGTCATCCCGGTTGACGTGCTGCCGATGCCGACTTGGTACCGCCGTCCGAACCATCTGCAGGTGGCCGCATGATCGCCGCTACTGCGTCCCTCGTCGCCACCCTCGGCGCTGGCGTCATCGCGCTTTACTTCGTTCGCCTGGAGTTCCGCCCATGATCCAGATGACCGAAAGCAAGCCGGGGGAGGGAATGACCCTCCGCACCGTCAGCTTCCAGGGTGGCCACCTCAGCCGCTCTCAGCGCGAACGCCTCGACCAGTACCGCCGTACTCAGGCGACCGTTAATACCACCGTCCTGCAACAGCAGGTCGCTGAAACCTTCGCTGCGCTCGAACAGCGCAAAGACCAGGGCATCAAGCCCGAACGCCAGTGGTTTCTCGAATTCGAGGCCAAAGGCACCCCATGTGTAGCCGAGCTGTTCGGCTTCTGACTCTGGAGAACACCATGCTACTGATCAAAGGCCACGTAATCGGCGTTGCTGACAAGGGCGAAGGCGACAAGCGCTGGGCCATCGTCGCACTTCAAACCACCTCCAAGGATCGCGATGGTTTCGACGTCACTCAGACCATCAAGGCCCGTGTCTTTGGTGACGCGATGAAGGAGGGGCTGCACAACGCATATCGCGCCCTCCAAGGCTCTGAGGTCTACGCACCCGTCACTGTCGGCGTGAATGACCGTTACTCGTCCATTGACTACCTGCTGGCGGGCACTCCGCTGCGCCTGCAAGAGGCTCGCCCGCAGCCTGCGCCGAACCCAGCGGCAACTGCTCAGGCTAAAGCAGCCGGAGCCAACTAGCCATGTACGAAATCCAAGGCTATGACGACGACGGGCCACTAGACGACGACGAGTGCGACACACTCGAAGACGCCGAGCAGATACTTGATCAGATGGTTTTGGACGGCGCTACAAAAGTTGAAGTCTTTCGGGGCGGCAACCTCATTCTTGAATACGACGCGAACGAAGCGGAATACGAATAACGGAGCAACAAACAGTGGAATGCACCGCACAACTAACCGCTGAATGCGTAACTACGGTGTTTTCCGCTGGCTTTTTTCTCGTTGTCACTTGCTGGGCAATGGGAATGACAATCGGCGCCGCTCTTGGCGTCATTCGCAAACTGTAAAGGAGTAACAAACATGACCGAGATTTTCGGAGCGGTAGACCTCACCGGCGTTAATACTTGGGTAATTGCCTCTGGCATCCTGATTGTTGGGATCGCGATGGCATTTAAGGGTATCGACCTCGCCAAGCGTGGCGTGAAGAAGGCCTAACGGCCTTTTTCGGGGGAGGGGCTTCGGCCCCTTCATTCATTATGGAACCAGCACAACTAGCGATCACGGCAGCGGATTTGGCGATGCTCGCCTATTCGCTCGTTTTTCTCGGCGGAGTAATTGGCGGATGGGCATTCGTACTTGGAGTAAATCAGCGGCTTTAATCTTGGCAATAGCCACCTCCCAAACTGCCCATTCGGCAACCCAAGTCGCCACACCTAGCTCGACGTTTACAAACATAATGAATGCGGCCCAAAGCGCAATCGGCCTGCCATATGGCGATGCAGCCTTCTTTGGCCCTGAATTCACAGCGCAGCACACAGCAGGCTCTAGATTTACTGCAGGTCAGACGCTCCCTTCATCCGGGTCTCCCGGAAAAGTCCAAGTAGCTATTAAGCCGGTGGTGACAATCAATGCGGCCAAGGTCGGCAAGAGCATTGCGGGTGCCATCAAGGGAGGCGGCGTCCCCGGCATAATGGGTCAGGCCGCGGTTATGTGGGCCATCAATCAAATACCCGGCGCCGAGATCGTAAATAACCAGCCTGTAATTATCACAACTGGCGATCCGGTTTCCCCGTCAGCGCCGACAGATTACGGCTGGAAACCGTCATACAACAGAATCATCGAGAGTAAGTACGCCTCGCCTGATCTCGCGTGTAAATCCCTCTCTGCGGCAATCAACGCCCAATATAATTCCTATATGCGCGCCGTATACAAAAACGCTCGCCGCGAGAATGATGGCTATTTCTCCTGCTTTTACCAAGAACAAGTCCGTGCTTCATTTCAAGACCCTTGGGTCGACTACAAAGACCCAACAAATTTTCTCGGATGGCAAATAGGAGCAGCCCGCGACGGTACTCACTGCCCTTCCGGAACAAGCTACGACCAGCTCACCGGTACATGTCGCGGCGCCGCGTCCACTGTTCCCTTCAATGATCAGAATTACTCGGACCTAGAGGATGCCATCGCCTCCGTAAAAAACTCCGATTGGCTCCGCGACCTGACAAAAGCAAAGTGCCAGGGCGCACTATCGCCCGAGGCCTGCTACCAAGACCTTGTCGATCGCCGCCCAAACCACGGACCTGCCAGTCAAACTACACCGCCCATTTCCACTACAACTACAAAGACCAATCCAGACGGCACTACCACGACAACCACCACCACCGTCCAGAATAAGTACGACTACACCTATACCCAGAACAACTTCACGTACCGCACGACTACGACGACCACTACCACAACCGATGGAAAAACCACGACGGAAGTTGTCTCAGACACAACCGACCCAGGCACACCACCGTTTAAAGAGCCACAGACAGAAGATCAACAAGAGCCCATCGAGTTCACCGACTCCGAATTCCCCCCGGTTACACCGTTCTACGAACAGAAGTACCCCGAAGGGCTCTCCGGTGTCTGGCAGGACGCAAAGTCCAAAGTTGATGAAAGCCACTTCATGGCATTTCTACAGTCATTCATCCCGCAGTTCTCGGGCTTATGTCCGTCGTGGTCAATGAGTTTCGAAATTGCCAGTTGGGCAAGTTTCGGCACACACAGCTTCGGGAACCTTTGCTATGTCTTCGACTTTGTGAAGGTCATTCTGCTGGTTACGGCGTTATTCACCGCCCGTGCCATCACATTCGGGGGTTGATATGGAAGCGATAGGCAAGTTCTTCACGGCGCTGCTTGCGAAGTTTGTTGGTCTCGCAAAATGGCTCCTGATGGTGTTCAAGCAACTAGCTACCGACGCCTGGAACATCGCGACGGACCTCGGCTGCTGGCTCTTCGACGGCATGCTTTCAATCGCGATCGGCGCACTTAATGCCATCAACATCCCATTCGACCCCCAGACGTACTACAGCATGATCCCGCCAGAAGTAGGGCAGATGCTCGGAGCCATCGGCCTTACACAGGCGATCACCATCATCGTTGCCGCGCTGGTTATCCGCTTCCTGCTCCAAACCATCCCGTTCGTTCGCTGGGGTTCCTAACCATGATCAATCTTGTTCTCGGCCAGCCAGGCGGCGGCAAAAGCTACGAATCCGTTGCCTTTCACGTCATACCGGCAGTTGTTGAGCAGGGTAGGAAGGTCATCACCAACCTTCCTCTCAATCTCGCCACTTGGGAACGCTACTGGCCCGGTAGCACCAAGCTCATAGAGATTCGCGAGCCCCAGCTCGTCGACGGACACTTGGTACGTCCATTCTCCAAGGCAGAGCACTACGGCGACCCGTGGCGCCACCCAACCACCGGCGTCGGCCCGCTGTATGTCGTCGACGAGTGCCACCTCGCCATACCCGTACGGGGCCCAGACCCAAAGGAGCAGGTGAGGGTAGAAGAGTGGTATTCGCTGCACCGTCATGAGCTCGCCGACGTGCTCCTCATCACGCAGAGCTACGGCAAGATCAACCGCGCCATCCGTGACCTCGTCCAGGTGGTGTACCGCTGCAAGAAGGCAACCGCGTTCGGCTTCTCCAACCACTACATTCGCAAGGTTCAAGATGGCCTTCGCGGTGAGGTGGTCAACACCACGGAGCGCAAGTACGAGAAAAAATACTTTCCGCTTTACACGTCGCACACCAAGTCCAGCAAGGCTGCGGAGGAGCTATCAGCGAACGACATCGTGCCGATATGGAAGCGCTGGCCATTCAAGGGCGCGCTCATTTGCATGATTCTCTTCGTGGCCATGGTGACCTATAACCTCAATCGGGACCCCAAGGGGCCGAAGCCCGTGCCTCCTCCCGTGGTCGAAATTACCCATCCAGTACCGGAACCGGAGCCGCAGGCACAGCCGGCAAAGGAAATCGCCAAACCTCGAGGACCTGAGCAGAAAATCCACCCGTATCAGGGCTATGACCTCTACCTAGCAGCCGTCATGAAAAGCGACAGGCCGGATGAGCACGGCGTAGCCAGACCGTTCATGGTTGGATATTTCACGGTTACCCAGAACGGACAGCCGATCAGGCAGGTGTCTTTCCGCGACCTCACAGAAGCCGGCTACACGATCACCTATGAATCACCCACGGTGATTGGGCTTGAGTACAAGGGGCATGACCTCGGTTACGTTGTATCTGCACTGCCAACCATCTCCCTTGCCAGCAAGACCCCGGACAAGGCCGCAGGCGGATAACTGGGGGGAGTCCGCTTGCGGACGGGACCCGGTTTCCGCCAAGGTCGCCGTCCGCCTTCCTGCCAGCCGAATGCTAGTCACCTGTCCACATTCGTGAGAGATTTCCGCGCCCACGCAACGGAGGCGCGATATGTCACTGATCGACCGCGAATGGTTTCATCGCAAGGAACGCCGGCTACATAACCAGCCTGCACGCCGTCATTACCAGTCAATACAAGCAGGGCCGCCGGGACTCGCAGTCGCCGCGCTGATTGCGCTTGTCCTTGTGGCGGGTGTTCTTCTCTGGCGCTTCGCATAATGGCCTGAGCTTATGTTTGGCGGTGTCCGGATAATCTGCGAAGCTCCGGGCGCCGGTGAACATAGGCTCGATTATGCGATGCGCTATTGACCTCGAATCCCGTCTGATCAAAACCGCTGAGCTGTACGCCCCGGGCCGCAAGGGCTCCGATGCTGTCACGTGGATTCTCGACGACTACCCCCGACTGGTCGCTGAGGTCCGCGATCTGAGAAAGCGACTCTCGCAACTCGACCAGGAAGGCGCGGAGCTGGATCAGCTGCTCGCCGAGCTGCGGCACATCGCCCGCCGAATCCTCGAGGTCTGATTGCTAGCTTTTTCGTCCTCGAGCGCCAGGTCCTGGACAAGAATCTGCTAGCACCTTACTCGATAGACCTGCTAGCATTTCTGCACCTGGTGCGATCGATCCAGGATTAAAAATGCTAGCAAGGAGATACTCCATATGATGCTGACCATCCGTGACGTTGATGAATCCTTGGTTCGGCAAGCCAAGGTCGCTACAGGCAAGGGCACCGGTAGCCAAGCCTTCATCGCCGGCATCGAACTAATGATCAAGCAGCGTGACCGCATAGAGGATTTGCAGGAGGAGGTCCGCGCTTTGCGTGAGCAGGTCGGCGTCTATCGTCGCACCCTTCAGGATGCCCACGCCGCCGCTGTCAAACTGGCTGAGGTTGCCGGCCAGGGCGACATGTTCCATCCAACCTCGGACAATCCGCTTCGACCCGGCTACCGTCGCTAGCACTTTTCGTTCTGCAGCTGTTGCACCTGGTCGATTACTGCTAGCAAAACGTCCCGCGGATCTCGTCCAGGATCTCGCCGGTTGCTAGCGATTCGTTTCCTAAACCCCCCGCCTATTTGCCATCAGTCAAGGGACAAACCGGAAGCCGCAGCGGCTTTTTCGCACGCTTCACCGCGAAAAAACGAACGGGTGAGGATTTGAGGCGCTTGCGCCGGCCCTTGACCACACCTCCGCCCAACCACTCTTTGCCTGGGGTGAGGGGGAGAGCTTTATCCCCCCGCACCCCTGGCCTCGCCGAGAGTTCCCGAAGGGCCGCCGGAGGCGCTTTTGATCTTGAGCTTTGTGCTTTGCGCTTGATTTGCCGTCCAGGGGGCACCCCTGGCCGTCGGAGACATGCTTTTGCTTTTGCTCTCCCCCCGGCTTCTCGCGCGGACCGAAGACGAAGCCCGGAGGACGAATGTCCGGAGGGTGAGGGCGACGCTTCATCAGCCCGAATCGAGGTCCCCCGCGCGAGAACCGGGGGGGCTCTTGATCTTGCTTTTTGGCTTTACCGGCGCAGCCGGGTCCACCATCTCTAATGGTGGACTCTTGTGCAATGGATGCACTTTTGGAGGGATTTCAGGCTTCGAGCTCTAGCATCAGCTCGCCTGATGCGCTGACCTTCGCGCAGGGTGTGGCGCTCTCCAGGATGAAGTGCGCCAATTCGCTGTCTTTGATTGGCATGCGTCCCTGCTTGACCAATAACTTATTGATTTCTATGCACTTTTGTCTGAGCGCTTCTTGCTCTGTATTCGACAGGCGCAGGGTGGCAGGCATTGTCGTTTGACCCATATCAAAATCACCTCGTGAAGTGTACGTGCATGCATGTGATTTGTATTGACGCATGCAAGTTCACCGGTATACATTCCGCCGCAATGTGATTTGCATGCATGCATGCACAGGCGAATGGACTTCACACATGCTCGACAAAATCCACCTCTTCGTGCCGTTTCGCGTCGATGCCATTGCTACCAGCACTGGCAAGCGTGGCAACGAACTGTTGGTGGTCGATTTGGAAGCCCTGGGCGTTCCGCTTCGTGCTACCAGCGTGCTTGCAGACGGGAAGGGTGGTTATCAGGTCGAGGACATCAGCCACGCTTGGGAAAGCCTGTCTACCGGCTTCACGCCGCTCGCCTTCAAGGTGTTTCACCAGTCCCTCGGAAAGCGTGTGCAGCCCGGCGTCGAGCTGAAAGCCAGCCCGGCCAAGCTGCTCCAGGGGCACAACGTTTTCGGGCCGACCTCGATCCGCAAGGGCGGGGAGGTCATGTTGAAGTGGCTTGCCGGGTCCTACCCGAAGCTCTGGGCCTTGCTGGACTGGCAGGCCGCCGAGGTCTACGGCATCGATTGCACGTATTCCGCCCGCCTGCCCGACGAGCGCACCGCGCTCCAACTGATTCAGGCGCTTCGCGGGGTCAGCAACGGCCAGACCCGCAACCGTGGTGACGACTACGAAACCACGGCTTACTGGGGCTCCAAGGAAACCCGTCTTCGCAAGCTCAAGGCCTACCTCAAGGGCCCCGAGTTTCGCCGCCAGCTCGATGAAGCCATCAAGGCCGCTCGTGCCTACGGCGGCGCCAACTTTGTTCCGTCCCAGGCGTTCGCGGCTCACCGGCTGCTGGCGGTTCTCCAGAACCCGGCGCTCCAGGAGTGGGCGGAAAACCTTCTTCGTCTCGAAGCCACTGTCATGCATCGCTGGCTTGAGCGCAGAAACATCCCGACGAATTTATGGGCCCTGTGCGACTACCAGGAGCGGCTGGAAGAGCAGGGGAGTTGTTTTATTCAGTGGTGTTGGGAACAAGTAACCAAAGAACTGTTTGCGGCCTTTGAAGGTATCTCCATGCGAGTAATTAACGATGAAAAAGTGCTGGCCGCACTTAAAGCCCGTTGGACGAAGTTCGGAAAGAACGGGAACGCCAATGAGACAGTTGCTCTCAACCTGTTTCGTACATACCGCAGCATTAAGGACTACGGCTGGCAGGAAACTATGGATTCCATGTCTCGCCGCACGTTCTATGACCATGTTGGCAAGATTTGCGAATGCGGACTCTCAAAGGCCGCTTTGCAGAAGTTGAAGATGGATGACCAGAAGAACAACGTGGTTCCGATCCTGCGCTTCCTTCAAGTCGATTTCAGCGCTCAGCGTCCAGGCTGGTACGTCGAGCCATCGGTGGAGGCTGCATGAGTTCGTTTAATCCTGGTGTCGTCAGCTTGCTGGTTTTCTTCGCGGTGCTTCTTTTCGTGCTTCTTCGGAATGACCGCCCATGATCGCCGCAACCATGAATCTCCTGGTCGTCACTATGTGCGGACTGTTGGCAATTTACTTTCTCGGGCGCTGGGCCCGTTCTTAACCGAGGTAATCGTTATGTTGGTACAAATGGGCCTGTGCAAGGGCATTTCCACGAAAGAAAAGATGAATGGAACCATCATCGAGCATTACTTGGTTCTGACCGCTCCCGGTAAAGACCAGTTCGGCCAAGATGTCGAACAGTCTGTTGGCATCAAGGTCTCGAAGCGCCAACTCGATTCGGGCATTGAAAATGCCTACAAGAAGTTCATCGGCCAGCAAGTCGCTGTCCCGGTATATGCCAAAGCCTGGAAGGCTAAAACTGGCACCGCTTTCGGCATGGACCTCTGGCTCTCTGATGACGGCCTTCCCGTACCAGTTCAGCGCGTACAACCGCGTCCCGCTGCTGTATCTGGCGCTAACTAATGGATACCTACGTCTGCACCGAACTTGTCAATGGCGTCTGCCAAACATGGGTTGTGCAGTCGTCAATAATTCCGCCCCTTAGTGTTACTGATGGGCTGAAACTCGGATGGGCCGTTGTTGCGTGTTACGGCGCTGCCTGGGGATGTGGTTTGTTAACACGCTTTCTTCTATCTCATGAAAGGAACTGAAATATGGATGGCTCGATGATTCCCGCTGACGTACTGACCGCGATCACTGCACTCAAGGGCGATGTTCAAACCATCGGTGGTGCAATGTTCGTTGTTGTGCTGGTAGTGGTGGCGTTCGCCTACTTCCGCCGTTCCGCTCGTTAATTCGAGCCTCGGCAACTAGGGGGCTTAGCGGCCCCCTTTTTTATTGGAGTTCCGAATGGAAGTTGCAAGCTGGGAGTTTTCAGGATGGCTCGTTGTTTTCGTTATGGTCTCGTCGTTCTGGCTGCTGTTCTATACAGCGTCCAAGTAAGTGCGGCACGCCAGGTAATACCAGAGCCTGGTGAAGTTCAGCGCGCGTGGGTTCCAGGCACTGGGCCTTCTGCCTTCACGGATTCGCGTGACTGGAATGCAACTGTTAGCACTCAAAGCGGTTCCCGCGTTCAACTGCCAGTCACCGCAAAGCGCTCGTATGGGTGGCCTAAATGGGCAGCAGGCGCTAAGTCGTTCGTAAAGAGTAGTCCCCAGCAGGCCGCAGCCGCCGCCGGGATGGCTGGTATCTTTGCTGCTGTCGACTGGGTGATGACGGACGGCGCTCTTACTCGTAAGGGCGACACTACTGTCTGCTTTTCCGCAGGTGTCAGTGGTGGTATCGGCGTGCCATGTACGTATGGTTCCGCTCAGCAGGCGTGCACCGCCTTTCTTCAGGCGGCCAACATCAATTACTCCCAGGGCGGCGCTCAATACAACCCTGCTTGGCCAGCTGGTCCTTGTTGGTATTATGAGGCTGGGTCCGGTTACTACCGTGAGCTCGGCACGTGGGGGCGCACCGAAACTACATCGCCTCGCGTCCCCGTCACCGATGCTGAAATCGACTCGCTTATCGATGGCATAAACTCCCCCACTGTTGCTGCGGAGTCCGCGCCATTCATTGCATATAACGTCCCCGGATCATTCGACTATCCGGACGGTTTCGAATTTACCGGCCCGCAATCTATCGATCTTCCTGGTGTTGTAACTACATCAACCGATCCGGCTACCGGTAGTACCACTACCACCGAAGTTCTCCCATCTGTTCAGTTCGACTATGGGGTCAATCCTTGGTCTATTACTCCGACAGATAAAACGACAAAGAACACGTACAAAGACGGCACTAAAACCAACACTGAAGAAAGTGTCTCTACCGATCCGCAGAGGCCGGGAGGCGTAACTGTTTCACCGCCAAAAGTTGAGATACCAACTGATTGCGACTTTATGCCTACTGTTTGCGCTTTCATTGACTGGGTGAAACAGCCTTTCACTGAGGAGGCTCCTGACTTCGCTGATCTTATTGACGATCAGGATTTTTCAGAGTCCATAACTATTCCGGGCAATGCAACTTGCCCAGCTCCTACACTCATCGAAACTAATCTCGGCTCTTATGAATTCAGCTGGCAGCCTGCGTGCACCTGGGCGGGAATGATCAAACCGCTCGTTATCATTGCAGCTCTCATTGCCGCCATCTATATCAGTCTCGGCGTAGCGAGGTCGGAATAATGCCTGCGATACTTGTAACCATTGGCGTTTACATAATATCCAGCGTCATCGCCAAGATATTCGTTGCCCTTGGCATTGGCATTTTTACTTATTACGGACTTCTCTCGCTCGTCGAGCGACTTGTACAGCAGGTGCAACTTGCTTTTGGTGGTCTCCCTGCGCAGGTAAGTCAAGTGCTTAGCATCGCCGGAATCCCTGAGGCGCTTTCGATCGTCTGTAGCGCTTTCATCACTCGCGCCTCTATACAGGCCATTCAAACTTTCTTCGGGTCGCGCTCATGATTACGCTCATCACTGCTGTTCCAGGTAGCGGCAAAACCCTCTACTGCATCGGCTTGATCCTCAAAGCAGTCGAGGAGGGCAGACCTGTCTATTCCAACATCGCCGGCCTGAAAATCCCCCAGTGCCACCCAGCTCCTGATGACTGGCGAGACACTCCTGAGGGATCGCTCGTCGTTTACGACGAGGCTCAGCAGCCTCACCTATATCCATCCACCGCCCACCGTGGCGAGGTCAAGGACGAGCGTCTACGCCAGATGGAAGTCCATCGGCACACTGGCCATGACCTTGTGTTCGTCAGCCAATCGCCCAGTTTCCTTCATCACCACATCCGTAAGCTGGCCGGCGAGCACATCCACCTTTATCGCGCCTTCGGCGCCAAGATCGTCACCAAGTACACCTGGCAACACACCGTCGACTCTCCCAACGATCGGGGCGAGCAGGGCAGAGCAGATAGCGTCCCATGGAAGTTTCCGAAGGAGCACTTCCAGTACTACCAGTCGGCCACCATCCACACTCACAAGTTCAAGGTGCCCAAGAAGCTCGCGGCGCTCTTGATATTCATCGTCGTTGTAGCTGGCCTTGTCGTCTGGAACGCTGCAACCAATGAGAGCAGCCTGCTGACCGGCTCAGGTGCTGACATTCATCAACCTGTTGCCTCTGCAACGGCAGCGCCTTCTGAGCCCAGTGGTGTACGCGCAGCGGCCACCACGGGCCAGAAGAAAGCGCTGCCAGCTACGACAACCCTTTATGACTGGTCAGAAACCGAGACGGCCAAGCCTGTTGCTGGCTGCATCTACAACGCGACCCGCTGCCAGTGTTTCGATGCTTCCGGTGCGCTCTATGCGATGGCTCATGCACAATGCTTGTCCGTGGCATCGAACATGCTGCCGCGATCCATCAACGTAGGAGGTTCAAGCCGTGGGTCTTCAAGACAGGGAATGGTTTCAGGAGAGTCGCAACAGTCGCTCATCGGCGACAATCCGTTTGCCAAAGCCGCAACGCCGGGGGCGTCTTTCTAGGTATCTGATCGTTGCGATCGCCAGCTTTGTGCTCGGCATGGTCGTCGCCGATCTGCATTGGCTTGATCTGCTGCGCCAGCAACTTCCGTTCTGATGGGGCGCTTCGCATAATGGAGATTATGAAATGATCCTGACTTACGAGCTGGTCGATAACCCCGGCTACGAGTATGAAGACGAAGTTGAGACCCAGTTCGATGCATGTGTAAGGCTTCATTCAATCGAGCCGCTTTGTGCCTGGTGGGAACTAACGGACGGTTCTGGTGAGCCTGTCATGTCGTCTTAGGCGCTTCGCATAATCTATATTATGTTAAATTTGATATAGGTTGCGTCTGCCAGCTCCGTATCCTCGGCGCTTGCAGTACCTGGAAGTGAAGATCCGAATTCTAAGCACCTAAACATCCAAACCTAGGTATTTTGCCCCGGTTTAGATCTTGTCTTCCTCAGCCGGTAGTGAGTCTAAAACCCCGGCTCAGCTGGCCATGCGACTGCTAAAATTCGAGACTTTTCCTGCGAAACGGATTTATAGCCGGCGCGAGCACCTCGCGCCGGCCATTTCCCGCTTTACAGACGCACCTCTCCTGCATTCGTCAGCAAATGTCGGCGCGCCATCCACAGGTTCGACAGCGCGAACAGTGTCACCAACTGCGCGGTGTTCTTCGCCAGGCCACGGAAGCGTGTCTTCACGTAGCCGAATTGGCGCTTGATCACCCGGAACGGGTGCTCGACTTTGGCGCGCACCTGGGCCTTGGATTTCTCGATCTTGCGCTTGGCTTTGTACAGCGCACTGCGCTTACTCAGCTTCTTGTACATACTGCGGCGGGCCGCAATCTGCCAGATCACCTCCCGGCCTTCATGTTCCGGGCGTTTCTCTACGCCGGTGTAACCCGCGTCGGCGCCGACCATGTTTTCCTTTCCATGCAGCAGTTTGTCGACCTGGGTAACGTCAGCAACGTTGGCTGCCGTCCCCACCACGCTGTACACCAGGCCAGACTCGGCATCCGCGCCGATGTGGGCCTTCATGCCGAAGTAATACTGATTGCCCTTCTTGGTCTGGTGCATTTGCGGGTCACGCTTACCGTCCTTGTTCTTGGTCGAACTCGGCGCATGGATCAGCGTGGCATCGACGATGGTGCCCTGGCGCAGCGACAGGCCCCGATCGCCCAGGTAACCATTGATCACCGCCAGAATCCCGGCCGCCAACTCGTGCTTCTCCAGCAGGCGACGGAAATTGAGGATGGTGGTTTCGTCGGGAATACGCTCTAGGTTCAGCCCGGCAAACTGGCGCAAGATTGTGGTCTCGTACAGCGCCTCCTCCATCGCTGGATCGCTGTAGCCGAACCAGTTCTGCATCAAATGTACGCGCAGCATCGCCATCAGCTGATACGCCGGACGACCACCTTCACCCTTGGGGTAGTGCGGCTCGATCAGGGCAATCAAACCCTTCCACGGCACCACCTGATCCATCTCGATCAGGAACAACTCTTTGCGGGTCTGCTTGCGCTTGCCGGCGTACTCGGCGTCGGCGAAGGTCATTTGCTTCATCGGGAAACTCGGGCAACGGGATCGGCGTATTTCACCAGATTCGGGAAGTCTTTTTCAGACCATCCCTTGTGTTACTACTTGGGTCGACCTCGCGGCCACAGAAAATAGGATCACTCAGCAGCCAGCTAACTAGCACTGGATGCATGGGACCATGCTTGTCTGCTAACAGCGAGAGTTCTTCCTTTGATCGCTCTTCCACCCGACCAGCCAACCAGATGGATTCGGCTGTTGGGTAGTGCCTAAGCAGTGTTTCTGCCTGACGTCGTATGCTCTCAGGAAGGCTCTTATCCTTGGACAGAACCTGCAAAAACTCACGCGTCTGCACAACGCTACGGGTGCGTTCGTATACCGTCGTCATTGTTCTGCTCCCGTGTTTTCTACAGGATTCCCGCCTACTTCTAACATTCTCTACTGCTTGCTACAGGACGTGCCCATTTCTTAAGGCGTTGATTCGGCTCGGGAGCTTGAGCTGTCGCCTGGACATAAGGCTTACATTGCGCGACCGCCACTGTCAGCGATCCGACGCAACTACCCTCTGAAAGACTTACAGTCATGATGATGCGCATATGTGCTTGTAGCTGCGGCTCCGAGCCTGGCAACACCGGGAGCATGCTCACAGTAGCAAGCTGCTAAACAAACACAACCGGGTCCGGACTTTTGATCACGTTAAGAGGTGGCAGAGTGTTGTCGTGCTTCTGAAAATAGGCGTTTATAGCCAACGCTTCATACCAAAACAAACGCCCAGTTAGCATGTGGTCCGGCTCGGGCTGGATCGGAAAGAATGCAATCTGCATTTGAGCAGTCTCTCCTTGCGGCCAGCGCCAGGCTGCCGAATGGCCGGCATAACGGTCATCCCAAAAGATTCCTGCCGATGAGGCAAACTGAGCCATGCGTGCTTTAAAATTTTTCGTTTGCCCGACGTATTGCAAATTCGCTTCATCTGGAGCGGGAATCGTGGATATAGGTGCCCAAGCTATACAATAGATACCCGCCGCGTTCTTAATGCTGGCCAAGCTCGGGTTAATCGTCTGTGACCGTCGTCCTCTGCCGGGCCAGAAGCACTCTGCGATTTCTACCCAAGGGAACCAGCGGTTATCGTGTGGTGCGAGGTCAAATAACTCTGAAGGCATGATCTTTCCAGTGAGTACGAGGTGCGGGTCAGGGCGACCCACGTTCATTTTATTCGCCAGGCGGTAAGCAGCGGCACCACCAACTCCCACTGCTCGCACTTGTGCCAGGCCCGGTACTGCTCATCACACCGATCGGTGTGGCGTACCAGAATCGCTGCCACTTCGCAGTGCTCGACATCGAGGTCGAGCTCGAAGGACTTGGCGGTGCGGCCAACGATTCGATCGTGGGCGTCCAGGATCAGGAAGCGGTCGTCCTGCGGCTGGATTGTGAGGAGATCGCCCGGCTCGAGGCTTGCAAGTGCTCTGTGGACGGTCGAGCTTGATGGCTGGCGTCCAGCAAAATCCAGGTCGATGTCCTTGAGCGAGAGCTGCAGGTAGCGCTTCTCGAGTTCTGGGATGGGCTCGCCGACGAAGCGCTTACCTATCACCTCTTGGGTTAGGTTGCGTACGAAGGGATTGCCTCCCGGAAATTCACATAGGGTTAGGGTCTGCTCGGCGCGGGTCATGCCCACGTAATAGAGTCGGCGCTCGTCGCTCAGGGTGTCGGGCTGCGATGACCAGCCACCGTCCAAGACTACCACGTGCCGAAACTCCAGCCCCTTGGCCGAGTGCACCGTGCCCAGGTACAGCCCCTGCTTTGGTTGTTGGCGCAGCTCGCGTGCGTAGTCGTATAGCCAGTCGATCAGCGTGTGGGCGGCGAGCGGGCATTGCCCGAACTCAGCAGTAAGCTGTTCGAATGCGGTCATGAAGAAGCCGTACCAATCCGGCACCAAGGCCGTCTCGCTCAGAGGCACCCATGCTTCGGCGGCCGTGACCGGTTCGGTGATCGCGCGGAGCCCTTCGACCGCGCGCACAAAGCCCCGTTGGGCCGTAAGTGGCAATGCACTGTCCTTGTCCGCGGCCAGGCAGTACTGCACGCCGTGCGCCTCGCACCACGCCTGAACCGGGAGCAGGTACTGGTGGGTGCGCGCCAGTACGGCGCAGCCCTGCCAATCCTCGGGGTCCAGTGTGAGCAGCCGTTGCAGCTCGGCCATCGCTGCTTGGGCCTGAACGTTTGCGCGTGCATCATCTTCGGCGTCGATCCTCAAACGCAGCACCCGCCCTGCCCGCTCCGGATCCAGGCTCTCCCAGTCGCCACCTTTAGGTCGCTCACGACGGGCCGAGTCGATCTGAATGGGGTGATCCTGTTTCAGGCGATCCGGGTTACGGCCGATGACACTGTTGGCGGCTTCGATGATGCGGGCACTGGAGCGGTAGTTGTCGACCAGATAGCTGGTTGACGCCGAATAATCTTCACGAAAGCGCTCGATGTAGCGGTTGTTGGTGTCGCGCCAGGCATAGATGTTCTGATCGTCGTCGCCCACCGCCAAGATGCACAGGCGCCCTTCTTCCTCGGCCTTGCGCCCTGCCAGCGCACTGACCAGGCGGTATTGCAGGTCGTCGATATCCTGGTACTCGTCGACCAGGATGTAGCGGTACCCGCGCATCAACTGTTCGCGCAGGTCATCCTCGCCCTCGACCTGACGCTTGCCTTCGAGCAGCTCGACGGCCTCGCTCATCACCTGGGCGAGCCGCCCCTCCTCGACCGTCTCGCCGCGTTCGAAGCGGGTACCCGTCAGGCGCATGGCCATGCGGTGATAGGTCATGACGTTGACCCCAAATGCATCGGGGCCCACCAGTCTCAGCAAGCGCTGCTTGATCTCGTTCGCCGCATGCCGGTTGAAGGTCAGCGCGACGATGCAGCGTGCCGGAACCCGGCGTACGCGCAGCAGGTAGGCGATGCGGTGGACGATAACGCGTGTCTTGCCCGAGCCGGGGCCTGCCAGCACCAG